TCTCGTTGTAAGCATTGCGCTTTCTCCTCGCTTTCTCTGTGTTTTTTGCCCTTTGGCAGTGTACATTAGGCCATTGAAAACACAGGATAGCAAGGCAATTCTGCATGAGTTTCCGCTGGATTTTGGACGATTTTACGCATCTTAATTTGTGTACATTTACAGCTTTCTGATCACATCTACACCATAGGCTGCACCCAAAGAAGAACCACAGTCCCAGTTGATATGAATGGTTCCGATATCATCTACATAAGAGACTGTTCCTTGGTCTCCCGGTTTCAGTTTAGAGTACGGATCATCCATGCAGATAAGCTCAACTCTTGTTCCCGGCGGATACTGCTCTTTAAGGCGGAGGACTATTTCTTTTGAAGGAAAACCTCTTACACTCATTGCTCGTCCTCCTCTCCAGAATAAATTATTCATTTTCTTCCACCGCCTTTGCTCTGCCTTTTCGGTACGCCCCGTTCCCGGCCAGTCTTGAAAGCAGCACTTTGCGTTCGGTTTTGAAGTTATCACCTATAAATCCCAACCTAAGCAGGAAACAGCGAAAAGCATATTTTTCGTTATCTGTTTGTTTTTCGGTACGCAGCACACGTTTCTGCGCTTTTGCCTGTTCTGCCATCTGCTTTGCCAGTGTTATATACGTCTGTACCTCGTCGGCATTTAAAGTCGCTTTCCAGAAAGAGAAGGAAATCTTATCATTTTCAGCTAAGACTTCAAGTTCTCGGTCAATCAACAGTGCTTTCTTAATTAACGTCTCTTTGCTGGCCAGCATATTGTTAAGGTTTTCAAGGCTTGTCTCGCTAAAGTCCGCCAAAAAAAGAGTAATTGTCATGGTTCCCTCTGCGGATAAGCCCGCCATATTCAGCGCGTCAATAGCGGGACGGATGCTTTTAATTTCATCAAGATCGATATCCGGCGAGTGAACCACACTGTCCCTGTCTACCGTCCAGCTATCTGTAGAGATACCGTCGTTTACCTCATAAGCAAAACCCGGCGCTCCGGTATAGCGTACCTGTCCCTTAAGGGCTTCAGCTATGACTGAGGCAATGGCTTTTCTCTCCTGACCGACAACCTTCTGTGAAAAGCGAAAGCTGTTATTGTTCATGCCATACACCTCCCCTCAAATAAGCTAAAGCATTTCTGATTCCCATAAAAAATCCCACCTTTCCTTTTTGGTGGGGTACATTAACGCTCTGTTTTGAGGGGAAAGCAAGGACAATTTTAAGCAATCTGTGTTTCCGCGCAAGGTATTTTTTCGCTACCTGATACCAAGAATACTGAATCTGCTCCAAATTGTGAAACATAGCGCTTTACAATCACATCGCAATATTTCGGGTCAAGCTCCATCATAAAACAAACCCGCCCGGTCTGCTGCGCCGCAATCATTGTCGTACCAGAACCACCGAACAGGTCAAGGGTTAAATCTCCAGTATGGGAACTATTGAGCATTGCCTTTGCTACAAGCGAAACCGGCTTCATGGTGGGGTGCTCCTCCGATACTTTAGGACGGGGTATCTCCCAAACATCTGACTGTTTACGGTCTTTAAGCGGGCAAAGGCGTGTTCCTTCAAGCCAACCGTACCAGATCGGCTCGTACTGGGTATGATAGTCCTTTCTGGATAGTACCAGGCTGTCCTTTTTCCATATGATTGTGCTCGACCAGTGATACCCTGCCTCACGCATGACGTTCATCAAACTGCCCCATTCCTGAGCACTCATTACCACATAGGTCATACATCCGGCTTCTGAAACCTCCTTCATGCAATTAAAAGCGCGCAATAAAAAAGCGCCGAATTCTTCGGTGCTCATATTGTCATTTAGAATTTGCCTTGGCTTCCAGCTCGGATGCCTGGTATCTGAACCGTAATCAACGTTCCACGGCGGGTCGGTGAAAACAAATCTCGCCTTTTGGCCATCCATCAGCTTTTGCACATCTAAAAGCAGGGTGCTATCACCGCACATCAGACGGTGGCTGCCAAGCATCCATATATCGCCCTTTTTGGTAACCGGAATTTTAATCTCTGCTGCTGCCTTTTCTGCATCGAAATTATCCTCTTTGACATTGGCGGCTGTTTTATCACGGAACAACTCATCAATTTCCGCAGCGTCAAATCCAGTAAGAGAAACGTCAAAGCCATCTTCATTCAAGTCCATAAGCAGATCGGTCAAAAGCGGAATATCAAACTCGCCGCTGATTTTATTCAGTGCAACATTGAGCGCCTTTTCTCGCTGTTCATCCAAATCAACTACAACACAGTCGATCTCCTTATACCCCAAAGCTGTTAGTACTTTATACCGTTGATGTCCGCCGACAATGTTCCCGGTTCGTTTGTTCCATATGACCGGCTCTACATATCCAAACTCTTCAATAGACCGACGTAATTTTTCATATTCAGGGTCGCCCGGCTTTAAATCCTTCCGCGGATTATATTTCGAAGGTTTTAGTTTTTCTGCTGGTATTTTCAGTATATCCATAAATCTTAACCCTCCAGTTTGATGGCTTTTTCACCGGTGAATTCCTCCCATCGCTTAACAGCTAAATCACAGTAAATAGGAGATAACTCCATCGCATAGCATTTACGCTCGGTCTGTTCAGCCGCAATTATAGTGGTTCCACTACCAGAGAACGGTTCAAGCACAATACCGCCCTTGTCGCTGTGCATTTTGATGCACCGCCATGGAAGCTCTACAGGGAACATTGCTGGATGCTCCTTGTTTGCCCGAACAGTCGTCATCTCCCATATTCCAGCATAGCCCCATTTCTTGCGTTCTTCCTTTGTAAGCCGTTTCACAAATTTATAACTGTGTCTCGCAAAGGCCGAAAGCCATACATATTCCTGATCGTTATATTCCTCAACTTCTCCTTTATTGCTGAAGGCTGAAATATACTCATACTGCTGAACCGGCTTGTTTGAAACAAGATGATAGGGTCCTACACCGAAGTTTTGCCCTTGTTTCTTCCAAATACGAATCCAGATAGGTCGGTAGCCGTTGGCCAAAAACATATTCACACTGTAAACGCTGGTGGGTTCAATAAACTGGGATCCGGTAGCATATAAATCACCTAAGTTCCAGCAAACAATATCTGCATACCTGCACAAGTTTCTAATCACTGGGCGCACTGTCTCGAACCATGGCTCAATCCCGGCTTTCTCATATTCTTTGCCTACCCCGTAAGGCGGGGAAGTTACTGCCATCTGTGCAAGACACCCGTCCATCAACTTCTCAAAATCTTCATCCTTCGTAGAGTCGCCGCACATCAAACGATGATTCCCGAGAAGCCAGATATCGCCCCGCTTCGTTACCGGCTCACGCTGCACGATTTCCTCATGCGCTTTATCTATGTCAAAGCTGTCTTGTACCGCCTCTTTGGAGTACCATCGGTTAAGCAGTTCGTCAATTTCAGAAGCGTCAAACCCTGTAAGCGAAACATCAAATGCACCTGCGTCCAACTCAGCCATTAACTCGGCCAGTTTATTCTCGTCCCACTCTCCCTGAATCTTATTGAGGGCAAGATTAAGCGCTTTTTCTCTCTGCGGGTCAAGATCTATAACGACGCAGTCTATCTCAGTCTGTCCTAAGTCCAGTAAAACCTTTAAGCGTTGATGCCCGCCTACCACGTTGCCCGTCTTTTGGTTCCAGATTACAGGCTCCACATAGCCAAATTCCTCTATTGACCGTTTCAGCTTTTCATATTCCTTATCGCCAGGTTTTAAATCCTTGCGCGGGTTGTATGCTGCTGGATTAAGTTTGTCAACAGATATTTTTTGTATGTTCATGTTGCATTCTCCTGTTCAATATTTTCTTAAGACCCTTTTTAGCACCCTCACTATCTCCGTTTAATACTTGTCCCCGCAGGGTCTTAAACTGCTGCTTCGTTAAATGGTCTTTATATTTTCTAAGTTCCCTAAGAAAGATTGAATTTGTTTTATGCATCAGCCACCCCTCCTGGCTGTCAGGAGTTTTTCCATAACATCATCGTGGGGAGTTGACCCTTTGTATTCGGTAGCACAGTTTTCCCTCACAACTTGGTAAATCTGATACCACAGGTTATTGGCCTGTTTCATGAAGCTTTGACTCATGGCCACATAAGGTGACGGGATGGCATTGCCAGTCGTCGGATGCTTGGCAAGAAAGCCAAATTCGGTGATACATTCCTCGCACTGGATCCACCGCGCCACACTCTGGGCATATTGCTCTATAAGCTGCGCAGGGATAAGATGAACACACCTGCGTTCCTTAAGCCACTGCCATGTTTTTTCGTATATTTCCACCGCCAGTGTTGTTTTTCCGTTCTTCTGCTTCGCAGCAAGATAATCCCTCGGTGGCGGCATGCTTTCTCCTTCCAGTTCCGCAGCATCCGTAAACTCCATTACCATAAGCTTTCGTCTGCCAGGATTTCCTTCCAAAATCTTATCCGCCAGCGGCTTTTTCTTCTGTCCTGCGCCAATGCGCGCCCCGCCGCGGTTGGTACCGTCTTTTGCCATACACATCACCTCGATTCCTGTAAAAATAAACGGGGGATATACCCCGTTTGAAACTGCGATTTTTAGCGCGTGACCCCCCGCCCGTTGCACGAAACATATCAACCAGAGATTTTGACCCCCCTATCGTCTTGCCCATCGCTCTCCTTCGCGGGCAGTGATCGATGAGTGGCATTGCTTACACAGGCTCATAAGGTTGCTG